TCCTCTGTGTATGTATAATAAATTGTTTTCAATTCTTTCTGCCATGCTGCTAAATCTAGTCGTAACATCTCAGAACCTTTGATGGACTTCAACACATGCATGTTATGCGAGATACCTTGATCTATAAATTTCTGCGCTGCTGCGATAATATTAATTGCCCACATTTCATCCATTTCAAATCCTGATTTATAGAACCATTTAGTTTTATTGTTGTAGTTTGGTGGAGTAATGATTACATTCATTCCTGATTTTTCTTCACGATATACAACCTCATACAATGGATCAAGTGAAGGAGAACTGTTCGTTACAATACTGTTTGATGAAGTAGGTGCAACAGCTTGAAGATAACCATTACGCATAGCTTTACCAGCTAACTCTCTGACCTCTACCCATTCATCAGAGAAGAATCCTCGCTTATCAAAGTAATCTCCAGTTTGCCAGTCAGATCCTTCAAATAAAGGATAACTTCCTTTTTCAACACCTAATTTGTGAGATGCGATGATTGTTGCTTTATGAATCTCTTCTTCAATTCCAGCTACATATTCGGCAGCGTCTTTTGATTCCCAACGAATGCCTTTCTCTGTTAATAAAGTTGTAAGCCCTAGCTGTCCTGCTCCTACAGCTCTATAAAGATTATTTGTGTGAGTGGCTTGCGCAACAACTGTTCTATTGTGACTAATTACGTTATCCAACATACGTACTTGAATATCAGCCACACGCTGAACATCTACATCTTGCGTGTACACGTTGTTTAATACCATCGAGTTTAGGTTACAAGTAACCAACCCCTCGCCTTTCCACTTAATAGTAACAAATCCTTGTTCATCTAACTCTGGAGCAGTCTTTTCATCATATTCCATATTCTGGATTATTTCAGAACATAGGTTCGATGCAAAAGGCATTCCAACATGCGGATTAGGATTATATCTAGCTGCTGTATCACTGTAGTATAAATAAGGCGTTCCACCTGTTTTACGTGCTGTAAAAATTGATTTATAAATGTCAGTAGCATTTACTGTTTGTCGCAATTCAATCTCTGTAGATTGTTCGGCAATTCGATAATAATATGTAAATGCGTGATCTTCTGCATTTGGCTCTTCTCCATCTTTAAGTTTCTTTTTATCGTACAGACGGTTCAAGTCGATTCCTAATTTCTTTTTTACTTCATACGGATCGAAAATCGTGAACACTTTCTTATCTCGTAATCTACGCATAAATTCATCTGGTAAACAAACTGCTGTTTTAATTGAATGTGCTCTTGTTTCTTGCGATCCTGTTTTTAATTTTAAATCTAAGAATCCAAAAATGTCCAAATGCCACACTGGTAAGTAAAGAGCCAATCCAGCTTTTCTAGCTCCCAATTGATTCACGTATTCAGCTAATACACTTAACAAACGTGCTGGATGTGTAATTCCTGTTGCTCTTCCTTTGTACCCACGAATCCAACTGCCTTTACTTCGTAGGAATCCCCCATAAATCAGTTACCCTAAAGTTTCCTATAGGACTAGACTATTTCATATAAACAATTTCTTGTTTATCCCTGCGCTTCGGTTAGTGCCAATTTCTAACCTACTCTACTCACTTCCGTCAAAGACGTGCTTTCGATAGTCGTTACACCTTCTAAATTGATTGTTTTATTTTATAATTATATAGTTTGAATACATAGGGTCATCACTATGAACTCTCTTTGAAACAACTTTTCTACCAATTCCAAGTATTCTTGCTGCCTCGTTGAAACTTCGATATTTAACTCCATCAATGCTAATCCCTATAGACTGTGAATTATTTAAACTCATTTTCCTTCTATGTTCCTCACTTTTAGGTATTCCCTTTATCTTTCCTTTATTCCCTCTAGATATTTTATCTCTAGATTCATCTGAGTGAGTTTTTCCAAAGAAAGAATTTTTATCACCTGTCTTCAGTTTAGCCTTTTCAGACATCAGTTTCTTAGACTCATCAGTGTGAGTTCTACCATAAAAACCATTCTTTTCACCATAATTAGGACATTTAACTCTCAATATTTCTTTTGTTTCATCCGAATGGGCTTTACCATAGAAAGAGTTGTTTTCTCCACTAAAATCTCTTTGGTAATGTTGCTGAAGTTTCAAGTACCCTTCTTCTCCTACCCATTCTTTAGGATGGGATTTAAAATTAGGATGCTCTTTACCAATCAGGTAGAAATTCTCCGTGTTCTTGGATGTATTGTATAAATGTTCGCTTATCATGTAGCTATCTAAAAAATGTTGCTCTAAGCTTTTAACTAGATATAAATCATCGTGATCTAATCCTGTGTTAAAAATTTTAAATTGTTCAAATAAGAAATTCTCTTCCCCATACTTATTCCATGCATTTTGAAGATGGATGCAGTGATGCTTATTATTAGTTAAAAGTCTAATATGGTTTCTTTTTCTTTCTTTAAAATTCTTAGTTCTCCCTATATAGAATTTATTGTTAATTTTATTTGTTATCTTGTATACCAGTTGCATTTACTCACCTCCTTTTAAATTCGATTAATCAATTTAGCTTGGCACGAGATTGCCCTCGTCTATACGTTAGGGTTTCCTCGTTAGCACAGTATAATTACTGTACACCCCTTTGGCTTGGGTTCACAGGGTTTTAATTGGGCGTTTATTAAGCGGCTCTCTCACCCAATCCAGCACCATTTTGGCTGAACTTAGCTACCTGACTTAAACCATTCATAATTCCATCTAAATCATCGGAGAATGTTACGATATGACAAGATGATAAAGTTCCGTTTGGACTTGCAGAGTTCATCATTGTGGGTGTGCTATTTCCAATGTAATGATTGCTTTGCGCCCAGTATGCTTCTTTTACTAAGCTCATTCTTTGCGACTTTTCTTCATCTTTCATTAGATACATAGCAATTGAAAGGAATCGCTCTTGCATTAGTTCTAATGGTGTTCCATCATAATCTTTCTTTAAATGGATTTCTTTTAAAAGATGAAGTCCTGCATATGAGAACAGCTTATCTTTTGCCTTATCAATGTAACTTCCTGCCTCAGCGATTTCTTCTTCTGAGTAAGAGTTAAGGATGTCATCTGAGTACAACCCTTTTTCTGTCATCATTCGGACAAATGGTAAGTAGTCACCGTAACCCTTCTTATAATCAAATCCACGCTCTTTAGATACTTTTTTGTATAATTTTCTTCGTAAAGCTGAAGCTGATAAGTAAGTATACTCTGGAGTTTTAGGACTGATTAAGTCATTTACCTCACGAATAATTAAGTCAAATAGTTTGTCAGCTTCAATCTTGTGTCGTGTTGTGATTTCTTCAATTAATTTCGTTTTTAAATTCTCAATTGTATTTTTATCATATTCTCGATCAGAGTCCGTTACAATCTCGTTGATAAATTTACGAAAACGATTCTCGTCAAACTCTGATTTTTGAACATGTGATTTTCTGTCTTTTGTGATTAATGTCATATAAGCACTCCTCTTAGTCTGTTTTTATAGTTTATTTTATTATTAATTTAATTATCTATGTTTAGTTGAAACCTTTGAATAATTGATATGTCGTGTTGTCCGCTTCACTTTCTGCGTATGAGCCTTCATCTGAAATTCCTAAGCTTATGTATCCCATCTCTGCATATGCTAACCCTGCTAAACGTTCTCTTTCTTTCTTCGCTGCATCTTCACTATTATGTAATTCAGTCACTTTTTTATTTGTTGCATTTGATCCGTTGAAACCCATTATTATCGCTCCCCATTCACCTGAAATTTTGTTTTAATGCTCCAACGATCTTACAATTTTATTTATTAATTTAACTCTTTACCCTTTCTTCAAAGCCTCAACTCTATCGCATCAGCCCCTCTCGTATCTCATGTACTTATATTATCATGCTCGTTTTCGTTTGTCTATAGTTATTTATTAATTTATCTATTTATTTTTTAATTCAATAAAATGGACAATTTATAGGATAGACTGACCTTTAATTTTTGCAATAAGCAATATCAACATGACGAATAATAAAGCTGGCAACCAAAACATCCATAAAAACAAAACCGTTATTTTACTGAATCCGGTATTTCTAACAAAGTACAGACCTATAATCAAATAGGCTATTACAATACCTACTGTTAACCATATAATAAGCCATCGCTCCTCTATCCTGAATATTTAACATTATCCTCTACATCATCTGTAGATAACCTCAATGAATTAAACACTTTCTCACACATCTTATATTCACCTTGAGTCATACTGCTCACTTCACACAATTCCTCTAGTTGATCTGTAAACGTCTTAATCTTATCAATGCTATGTAATGTATCTTCTCTTGTAGAATCTTTCATGTCACACCTCCCTGTCAATAATATCGGATAATGTTTTACTCATCTTTTCAATTAATCCAACTACTAATGCGTTACCCATGCAGAAATATCTCATTCTATCAGATAACCCTTGAGTCCAATTATCAGGGAATCCATTGATACGTTCGGCTTCAACAGGTGTGATTTTACGTAGTCGATTTGTTTCTGGATCGTGCACAACATGACTACTTCTATTTTTACTTGCCTCACTTGTTAACATGGTTCTAGCTGGTCTATCTAGGTAATCAGGAAAAGCGATAGCGCCCTCTGTAAACACGTATTCATGACCTGTTTTACTCACACGTGGAATAGACTTTGCTCCCTTTAAGTATTGCCAAGCTTCTAATTCATCCTCATTTAAATAATACTTTTCATCTACATTTGACTCTAACATTTCTCCTAATGTAGCACCTTCTGTTTTTTGAGGAATAATTTCTACACTATGTACTTTCCCATTAATCATATATCCAAAATTATGTAAGTTTGCTTGATATGTATCAGACACTTCTACTACATCATTGCCTAAATCTAATTCTACTACGTTATGTTTTTCAGATGCCCCATCTATATTGAATTCATCGGTAAAGAAATTATGAGTAATTTTATCTTCTATTGAGCTAAATTGTTCAAAGTAGCCAGTTGATTTATGAAATCCGTAAATAAAAATTCTTCGTCTTTTCTGTGGAAGTCCATAATCAGCAGCATTTAGCACTCTCCATTGCAATCCATAACCTAATCGATTTAACTCTGAGCACATTACTAAAAAGTCTCGACCTCTTTGTTTAGAAGGTGATTTTAATAAGCGATCAACGTTTTCTAATAATAGGAATGGTGGACGTTTAGCCTCTAATAATCGAATGATATCCCAAAATAGAACACCTTTCTTTCCTTTGATTCCTTCTGCATTAGTACGAGCAACTGAATAATCTTGACAAGGAAAACCTCCGACTAATACTGTATGATTATTAATCGTCTTCTCATCTACTAAATTTATATCTTGATTACTATGTATTTCTTTTTCTCCAAAGTTATGTACGTAACATTCATATGCATCTTGTTTCTTTTTGCTCGGTTCCCATTGGTTAGCCCACACGGTTTCAAATCCATTTCGTTCAAATCCTAATCTAAAGCCGCCAACTCCTGCAAATAATTCAATCATTGTCTTTTTCAATATATCATCTCCATTATTAATTTATCTTTTTGTTTGATTGTTTCTAACTTAATTAACATCCTCATTGGCTGCGGATTCTATAATTGCATCAAAATTCTTATTATCTAAATGTGCATCTGTACATAAATAATCAATTGTTTTCATTGCTGCCGGATCAATATAATCCATGTTATCGATGGCTAATTTTAATTTATGCACTGGATACCAATCAAATACCATACCCACTTTAACATAATACTTCTCATTTTCAATCACATCTACATCATTCTTTCCTAAAAAATGCTCAACCTTGACCATTCGGACTTCTCCAACGTTCTGACTTCCCTCTACATTTACTAGTTGCTTGGGCTTGAATTTAAATTCATATGCCATTATTTATTCACTCCTTTTAATTTTATGACAGCGTAAAAGCTCACGCATTCCATCTACAACTTCAATATCATTTTCTACTAATTTACCTTTGACATAAATATCACCATTTGGCTTCAATGTAATCATTTCCTTGTCTTCACACATGATAATTACATTGTTAGGTACTACATTAAAATTTGAGTTGTCATTATTCACTCTTAGTGTCATTCATCTTCACTCTCCTTATTTTAATAGAATATTTTTCGCAATAGAACTAACAACACTTGATATACCCATTATTGTTAAATAAAACAGTATTAGAAACATAAACGGATGCTCTCTAGCAAACTCCCACAATACTTATCACCTCCTATTTCAATTGTTAATTTTCAAAAAAACCTAGAAAAGAAATTATACTTCCAATTGAACCCATTAAAGAAGCAATCACAAAATATCCAAGAGAAATCTCTTCCTTCCTACACACATTTATCAACAATACTATATAAGGAATGATAAACGCAGCGATAATGAATATTTGTACAGTCATATTCTATAATTTCTTTTCTTATTTAAATACCTCTTATATGCATCCTTAAAAGGATTATCACCAAAGACTCTTTTGACTGTTTCATCTGTAATCGGCATACTCTTTTTAGGCGGACTCAAATCAATTGCGTCTCTCATTCATCTTCCTCTCTTTCACATTCTATAGGAATCAACTTTCCTAAATCATAGCTTGATATTTCCTTCAAATACCCATCCTTCCCCTGTTTATACACAGTAATGTCAGTTATATCAATACTCTGATCGATTGTTATTTCACCTCCTTATTTATTCTTCAATATATTTCTAACCATTGCCAACTTCTCATCTAACTCAATTGTTTTAGCTGTTTGAGCTTGCTTATGTATATACTCATGTGACTGCATATGATTAATTATTTCAATTAGCTTACCTATTGAATCTTGTTGCTTGTTTAATCCTTCTGTTAAATGTTCAACTTCTTCGGTTAAGTATCTTAATCTACTGTAGATATAAGTTTTTTCATCCACTTATTTCACCTCCTTTACATCATAGATATTTTCATACATTGATAGAGGAGCAAATCTAATCCCATATGTATCAATCTTATATTTCTTACCTTCCTTCAATTGAGCATACATATCAGATGAATTAAATTTCCATCTTAAAATAGAGTCTGTGTCTTCGAATACTCTAGGTACTTCATTCTGATCCTCAGTGAAAATTAGATATTTACTTTCATCCTCAGAATTTTTAACTTCTTTACCTGTTACAGTTACTGTGTATGTATTAGTGTTATTATGTAATGCGATTGTACCTGCACCAAAACCAGATACAATAATTCCGGCAGCGACTAAAAGTTTAAGTCTACGTTTCCTGTTAACTCTAATCATTAATTTACCTCCTTGTAGAATTTACGTGCTTGATGCTCTGCATCACTTACAAATTTCCAAACATGGTATCCACACATTCTCATTGAATGGGAACTATTAGGCGATGTCTTGATTGTTATAGAATGTGTTGCTTTAGTCTCAGTATCGCAGAATGAGCATTGATGATAAGGCTTAACATCTTCATTGATTTCAATCATTAATTCACCTCCTTATCGCTTCAATCCATAACTATTCTTTGGTCTTGAATAAAACATTGGGAAATCAGCATATCCTCCATTGCCTACTCTTGAAATACTAATTGGAACATCACCATAGCAAAACTCTAATGATCTTAATTTATTACTGTATAGTAGCTCATTATAGTGATTTAATTTTTCACGAAAGTCTTTTTGCTTATACAAATCATCTTCCATTAAGTATGGCGAAACTACAATCTTATCCATATATCATTCTCCTTTAAATTTATTTGCCTTGAAATGCACCTTTTATGTAGAAATTAATCTACAATTATCCACTTGAATTTCACAATATCACTTATATTTAGCAGTGGATATTGATTATATATGTATTCAATTGAATCATCATAATTAAATTCATAGTAGCCACCTTCATCATCGTAGCCCCTAATTGTTCCACCTTCAGATAAAGCTTTAAATGCTTTTTCTTGTGATATATACCGTGGACGAATTCTGTATAGATCATCTAAATCATTTACGTTTAAGACTAATGGCTTGATAGACACATCATTTTCAATATCATACTCACAAATGTATCCTAAACTTCTGTACAGTCCATACTTTTTACTTAATTTATTCTCTGCCACATCACCTTCTTTCATTAACTTTACTATTTCAAAAAATGGCTTCCATTCACTCATTATTCTATCTCCTCCAATAAAGGCTTTCCAACATGATATTTACTGATTAATTCATTTATGTATTCATTATGGTCATACAATGGAGCTAATTCTAACAGTTCTTCATATGTTTTAAATCTTAACTCTTCCCAATTATCAGTTGCTTTCCATTCATTAAAAACTTTTTGATGCTCCTCTCTGTCTTTGATAATCATATAGTGACTATCCAATTTAAAACCATCTGGAACATGTTTGAAAGTTTTAATAAATTCAACTAAGCATTCCTCACACAAATCAAAATTCCAAGCTTCCATATCATACGGACTTCCATATCCAAAACTACAGTCAATATTTTGAAACTGACTATCATAGAAACTATCTCGGTCAAGCCCTTTATTTTCACAACCACATTTATTACACGTTACAATTTTTTCTTTAACCGTTAGTTCTTTTTTAGTAACCTCAACCTCTTCAACAATATCTTTTCTCATCTACACTCCTCCTAATTATTGATCTTCCCACTCCACTTTACTTGCTCCTTTAAAATATACTTTAGCTAATCCAATATCTAATAATTCTTGATTAAGATTGATCCAGCCATCTCCTTGTTGATAATAGATGATTCCCATATATCTATCGAAACTTCGTTCTGCAAATTTATAACTTTCTACATATACATCCTTATTTAACACTCTATCAACCACATAATCCTTTGCTTTCTGCGCCATTAATTTAGATACTTCTTGTTTTAATGTTTTGTCTGAGCAGTTAATACCTTTTAATCTAATAGCTTGATATGTATAGTTTTGATACCCATTTGAAATCATGCATTCTAATGTATCACCATCCCTCACTTTCATTACAGTTCCTTTTCTAATGTAATTATCACTAATTTGTAAGTTTGTCATTTAATTCTACTCCTGCTGCGTTTATTATTTTATTTATTCTCTATAAATTCTTTACATATATCTTCAAAAATTACTTTCTTACGCTGTAAAGGCAAGTCGTGTGGTATATCTTGATAAAACCATTTGTAGATTTTGTAAATATCTTTTTTAGCTCCGTATTTAATGTGTCGAACATTTGCGCCTTTTTTCTGCATTAACTTATTCATAGGAAGATTTAACTCTGCGTTTAATATATTTCTAAATGATAATAATAACGATTCCGTACCTAAAATACATACCTGATTCTTAATTGATTCACGACCTTCACTAGTGGTCTTATAGGAATAAACAGAACCATCTCCATCAAAATAGCCTAGTATATAAGAGTTATAGAATTCTCTATCTAGTTTTTCAGGGAATTTTAAAACTAGCGTTTTTCTTTCAACAACTCCCAAATTAACTAAATCATTGTAAATTATTCCACTTGTAACCATAAAAGTAGAGAATTCCGTATATACTCCACCATAATTTTTATCTGTGTGATCCCTAATTGGCTTATTAGTTTCAAAGAAATCACTTAATTTTTCTAATGTGCTTCTATCTTTTCTATGTAGAGTAATAATTAAGCTCCCATTACAACCTTTTCTTTTGGAAACACTTCCATCTGCACTAATAAATCCAAGCCAATATGCTTTCTCATGAGAATCAATACAGTTAAATTTATTTTCTTCTAGGATGTATTTTCTATGTCGATCTGGTCTATCTTTTAGTTTATGTCCGTATCTTTTTAAAGTTTTATATATAGTTCCATCATATGTGTTGAATTTTTTAGCAATCTCAGAAATCTTTACGCCTTCATCATACAATTTTTTCATTTCTACTGATTCATCATAGGAATACCTAACGCCAAACATTGTTATGTTATTATCAGATGCATATTTTCCTCTATATTTAATTTCTCCTTCTTTTCTTGCAGCCTTAGCATCTTCAATATCATCAAAGTAGCCAAGTATGATATTCTTACCTCTGTGTTTTATGTTGGCTCTATACTTACCTCTGATTATATATACTCCTTTAAATCCTGTACTTTTAAAATCACTCAAACAATCACCCCTTCCTGTTCTCAATAAATGATAGATTTTATATTAATTTAACTCTTATTCAATAATTCTCTTTAATTCACATTTAAAACCTAATTCCATATGAAGACGATTTAAGTCTCTTATAGCTTTATCATATTCATCATGCTCATATTCTTTAGTTGGTGAGTCTCCAATGAAGATTCCCCATTTGCTTGTATTAGCCATAATTATACCTCCTTCAATGCTGCTTTACCTTCTTCTGTAACCATAAAGTAAGACATATCCTCTTCCCATCCTCCACGCTTAGTTGCATAACCTTTCTCAACTAACTCATTCCAGTTAACGCAATTTGATTCAGTATAGAATCTATTTTGATTTCTTAAGGCATGTTTCATATTATCTACTTGTGTTTGATTCAATGTGATTCCTCCAATTATTTAATCAATTTCCTTTACACAATCTAACCATTTCCTCTTTGAATCTACGTTTAATAAATTCATCATGCCTAGCTGTTTTCACATTTGGATGACGGTAGCCATGTCGCAAATACTCAGCACCTACATGATCTATACAATCAGGAGGACTACTCCACCAAGATTCTGTATAGATACCTTTGCCATCTGTAAATCTTGACATATAACCATCAAATTCATTTGGTTTACGTTCATATCTCCACATTTCAAATTTTAATCTAGCTATAACAATTACCTCCTTTTCTTAGTTAATAAGTTCATTACCAATATTCAAAGACTTTGCAATATGCTTTAATTGATCAAAATCCATTACATCAAGTGTATTGTGTAGTAAATGTCTTAATTCGTTTTCTTTATTAATTAAACTCACAAATGATTTACCATTACAACTATAACACTTATCTTTTGTATACTGCTCTCTTCCACAGTCTAAACATTTGAAGTTTTTAGGTTTAATTTTTAGCATTCTGACTGCCTCCTATTTAATAATTTAAGTTCAAAAGATATGGTCTATGAAAATTATCCATTCCACTACGCTACATTACTAATTGTTCACAGCCCTGCCCTCCAAAATTGAGAAGTGCGCTCAATTGTTGTCAGGACGATAGGTTTTAATAATAAAAAATAACTTTATCATAGTACCTAGAACATATTTATTAATTTAACTATAAAAGATGAACAATTTTATCACATATAGTATGTTTACTTGTATAGTACTCATGAACGTTCATCTTTTATAATTCGTTTACTATCATTTTGATTCTTTACCAGTTCATAGCATTCATATGATTATCTATATCTTTTTGTAATTCCTTAGCAGCATTAGCCTTGTTTGATTTCAGTTGACTCTTAATGCTCCCTTGACTTTCATTGATTAATAAATCAACTAGTTGTTCAATATGTTTCGGATATGTGTCTTTAATGCGATATTTACGCATTTTACTATTTGATGTGAATGATTTGAGATGCCTTTTTTCTGCATTTTCAATGAAATTTTCCATTACAGTCCCATTTAATTTTTTCCTGAGTGTTTCACGCTTAGGCTTATCTAAAATATGTTCAAGAAGTCTATCTCTTTCTTTTTCAATGTACTCTTCTTGAACTGAAATAAAGTAAGCATGATAGTAATATTTAATATGCGTATTTACATTTAGATAATCTTTCACTGTTTCTCGAAATGCTTTCCAATATCTACTCTTTCTGATCTCTTCCATTCCATCGCAAGGAAATTCTTCAAGTGCTTTAGCTTCATAGTAGTCAATTAAGTCCCATTCTTCAGTCGTTGCTTTTCTGTGCGTACTACCTGTTTCAGATGTGCAAATTTTAATTATCTTTTCCCAACGTAAAACCCTTTTATCTCGCATATTATTTAATGCTGTTTCAATTACACCTTTAAGATTACTATTTGATGTATTGTAGAAGTCGTAAATGACATAAGGGTTAATCTTGTAGTGCTCAGATATTTCTTTTATACGAGTGCTACAGAATCCGTAATTTTCATTGACCATATTAATCGTTGTTAAAAGTTTAGTTATTCCAATTGACAGATGTTTACGTTTAGTTCTAAATAGCGCATCAGCAAGTAAGAATTGAATTAATTCTCCGTATTTACTACTCTTTCCACGTCCGTCTACTTTTTCTTTTGGTATATCATAGATTTCTGTAATAATAAACTTATTGCCCTGTCTTTCATATGCAAAATGACATTCCCACTCCTTTAATTGAGCTTTTTTGCTATTCCCTGCTTCAATTGGAACATCTAATTCTGCACACATAGCCTTATAATTCTTCACAATCTGTCCTTCACTAATATTCTCAATCTTTATTACACTCACCCCCAATCATCTTAATTTACAAAGATTAAAGCAATTACCATGTAAACAAAATATAATGTGATGACTAATTTATTGAATAAGAATACCGGTTTAAATTTACTCTTCAACTTCTTACGATACTTTTCAATGTCACGTTCTGTAGATAAATTAGGCTTCTTCTTTGGCTTTACCACTCTGAACAAGTAGAAGACTAATATGTATGTGATCATTCCTACCGTTGGGAATAAATAAGGATCACGTTGAATCATTGTGCAAATATACATGAATTGGATTAAAGAGAAGAATAAAACTACAATCCCATATGCTCCAAGCTTTATGTCTAATTCTTTATTAGGAACAAAGTTATCTAATCCCTCTTTATGCTTCCTAATCTTATCTTCCCCAACTTCAACAGCTAACGTGTGCAATATGCTTCCTTTAAGCAATTCAATAAGGTGATACATTAGAAAGAAAATAGTTAATGCAATAATCACAATTTATCAATCTCCCTTTTATAATTATCTTTGCTTAGAATCCATCTATGTGTCTTAATTACCACATCTTCATCAACTGTTGTAAATGTATCTTCTGTGTAGAATCTTCCTAAGATGAATCCATTGTGATAAATATTTATCTTATTATTATGTGGTAGCTGCTCAATATTAACTTCATTAGGTTTAAGATTATGTTCTCGTAATACGTCTCCAATAAACCTATTCTTAGCAAGCTTGATTTCTTCTGTTTCAATTCGTAGCTGTTCTGTATACATTATGTATTCACCTGTACATTTCTTTGTTGTAAATATTCAATTGTTTTATTTAAGCTTTCTAATTTCTTGTCATACTCTTCAACTTTACTTGGGAAGAAAGTGATCATTCCATATTTGTTTTCAAGTATATTTCTTTCTCGAATTAAAATTGATAAAGCATAATCCTCCACTTGTACTCACTCCTTCATTGCCTCCAGCAATAACTTAGCATTTAAGATATCGCTGGAGTTAGTAGACTTCAATATAAACTGTTGAGTGTCAATTGTACTCTTGGTAACTTCTATCTTGTCAAACATTTTCCAGTATAAGACGAGCAAATGATTATCACTTTCAAGCTTGCTACCGTATTTATTGATTATGTATTCTACGTTGCTTAAAACTTTATTTGATGACTTCATGTAGTCCAGCCAATTTCTTTACAATTTGTTCTGTTGTTAATTTGTTAGTGTCAAATTTCATTTTGAATAGTTGTGACTTACTTAATACTTTTTCATATTCAGATAAGATACTATCAATCATATTAGCCTTAACATAATCATCACCTCTATTGCTTAAACGATTTTTAATTGTTTCTGAATCTGCATAGAGGTAAACTAATACTGCTTTATCCTTAATTAATCCTTCAATTCGCTCAAGTTGTTCGTATGTAATGATTGAATAGTCCTTGTAAAGCGTTGCATAGACAAGGTTTGAATATGTGTATCGGTCAATAATAATATCATCCATATCAGTGTATTTTAGAAAGCTATTGAATAAAACTTCGTTATTACTCTTAGATGCTTCAAATGATGATCCATGATAAACTGACATATTAAGTTTTTGTGACAATGCTGTGCTTAGTGTGCTCTTTCCTACTGCATCGCAACCTTCAAGAATAAATACTGTCAAGATAACAACTCCTATTTATTAATTTAACTACTATACAATTCTTTACCACCAGCTTGATAAAATAAATCTGTAACCATTTCATTTGATTTAGTTTTCAATTCCTTGATGATTAGTTGTTGTGTTTCTAATTTAACGTGATTCTTATAAACTGGATGATGCTCAATTATGTAATTGATTAATGCTTTCCTATCTTCTTTGGATAAGTTCATTATTAGCAGCTCCTTTTATTAGATAAGTAAGTCTCGACCTTTAATCATGAATCTAATTCCATACTTTTCATCAAACTCCAAAGCGTCAATGTCATCTTGATAATGCATAGCGTAAATTTTATTTTTATTTTCCTCACCATAATATTCAATGACTTCTTCAACTGTAGAGTGAACATTATTCGGAACTAGTGAACAGTCTTGAAAGATTACTTTCGTACTGTAATTGACATGTTCAATCAATCCACTGTCTTTTAAATTTTTAATATCAGATGAGTATAGAACATTGTATCCGTTTAAGTCGTAAAATTTTAAAGCTGTTGAGCGCATCCCCTTACAATGCATTTCATCAGTTTTGATGAACTCTAGCTTGTGACTCTCAATGTTGAACCCACCAACACCTCTCCATGAATCCAATAAGCAAACTTTGAAGTAATCATGGATTCCTAAACCATCTGTACACAATCCTTTTTCAAGAATGTCATAAAGGTCATCTACCATATCGGATCGAATCCAAAGATTAGGCTTGTGACTATAAATCCACTTACATTTCTGAGCAAACTCTTCAACTCCTCCCACATGATCGCTATGTAAATGTGTAATAAAGATGTCTGTGATATCTGTTTCTTTAAATCCTGCATCATGCAAGCTATTTCGTAATGTTGTGCCAGCGTCTATAAGCAGCTTTCTACTACCTAATTCGAATACAAAGTTGTTATGATAATACTTTGTAAATGCACCGTTGACTCCTAAAGGTGTGACTTTAATCATCTAATCTCCCCTTTGTTAATTTACTTTATATACTTTCTTGTGTTGTCTTCCTAATCTCATTGCTTCTGCATCAGATGTAACATATATGTCTAAACGATTGCCTTTTATTGCGCCTCCGACATCTTCACATTTCCTGATGCCTATTCCCTCAATTTCTAACTGTGTGCCACTTGGAATACTGGGAGGGCAAGCAATTGTAACACCTGCCTTTGTCCTAGCTCCAGAAGATGTAATTCCGTAATCAGGATCACCGACACTCTTTCCGGTAGAACTTTTGTTATTTGTGTAAAACGTAATCTCGTATTCCCCTAAATATGTATCGTTTGTTTCACTTTCAACTTTTTCTTTCTTAATTTCATCTTTTGAATAAAACTCGTCTTTTACAGTAATATCATCCTTCTGAAACTCACTACTGACGGGGTTTTTCTGATTCACCTCCTTCCGTTTTGCCTTGAAATTTGAGTTTTCTTCTTTAAGCTTATCAATTTGTGAATTTAGCTTCTCTTTATCATCTTCTAGCTGCTTATTCTTGTTTGATAAGTCTTGATTAGCTTTTTCTACACTCTTTATTTTTACATTATATTTATTAATTTCACTATTATAACCTTCAATTTTAACTTTTTCTTTCTTTATGTATGATTTTTGATCTTCTTTCAACCTCTTAATCTGTAACTCTTGTTGATTTATATTAATTTTACTACCTATCGTGAACAATAGCAAGACTAAAAATGAAATTTTAAATAAAAAGTTTTTAATGTCTATTAGTGTCTGTTTTTTATTATGCCTCACATATGTAATGATCTGTTTTATATACAAAGAATCATCCTTCCTAATTACGTACTCGTTCTGTTTGTAAAGATAAACTTCCATCCTCATAGACCTCATTGATTAATGCAACAGTATGATTGTAGATGGAGTCTTTATAAACTTTGGGCATGAATCTATTTCCACGTCTAAACCCTGCAATGAGGAGTTTATTTCCTCTGGTAAACCATGAACTTTCTAATACTTTCTTCTTACCGTTGGATTGAACCTCAGAAATTTGTTTATTATAGTGTGAGAAAGCTCCACCGTAGAATTTCACCAATGCTACACCATTATCAGTTAATAAGGTTACTGTGTGTTTATTTTTATCTTTATCAAGAACAGTTCCAGCAATTCGGACAATATCAAATTGATCAATGTCTCTTCCTCTCCATTTGTAAGAACCAATGGACTTAGGTTCTTCCGGCATATCGCTGAAGTTTACAATTCCATATTTCTCATTGTCAACATGTGCTAGTTCATGCTCATGATAGTAAAATGACAGACTATCCATTTCCCATTTGCTTAATGTTCCACTTGCATTTGCTAAAAATTCGTTGTTTAGGAGGCACTTATTTAGAGCATCTAATGTTTCTTGTTCAGCTAACCATTCTTTAAGCTTAACTATTTTTTTATCTATCTCCTTACTTAACTTCTTCTCAGAGACGATTGATTTCCCATCAACAAAGTCAATAATCAAGTCGTCTGTAAAGTGTTCCATCAAGAAGCGATTAGATATATCATCTAATATCAATAGCTTATCTTTTGGTTTCTGAACAGTTTTATAAACTCGCTTAGATACGTATGCTTTATATCTATAGAAGCGCAACTCTAGACTCAACTTCTCAGGAATCAGTCCATTTTCATATAGCATGTTGATGTTTGCTGTTGTAAGCTTCTTCTTAGGTTCATAGATATATTTGATAAACTCTCGCATGATTTCCTCACGTTCACCAAATTCATCAAAGCAACCGGCTTTTATTAGCTGTAGGATTTGCCCCTTTTTCAACAAACTTGTTTTAAGGATTTTTTCAATAAAATCATCAAAAGAGCTGTAAGGTCTATTTTGTATTAGCAAGTGAACAGCATCATCTCCAATGCCATTTATCCCTTTTAAACCAAAGACAATTGAATCATTTTCAATGTCCGGCTTAAAGCCAAAGTTCGCCTTATTCACATAAGGTAAGTCAACTTTAATCCCTCTTTGGCGAATGTTTCCGATAGCAGAAGCTACTTTACCGTAGTTAGTTGATTTATTTTTCTTGTCCTCTTCGCTATCAGTTGATTGATCTTCAACTCCTCCACTGTTGACAGTTAAACACGCTGTATTCCAGTACAAAGGATTGTAGTGGTAATTCAGATTTAACTCTTGAAGAGCTATTACACTGTACGCTAATGTGTGAAGCAGAGAGAAACTATATCCAAACTGTCGTTTACATTGCACGTTCCATACATAATTAAGCAAGTTTTCACTTGTTCCTATTTCCCTTCCCTTTGAATAAAACAATTCTTGAGCCTTTTTTAATTCTTTCTCAATCTTTTTCGCTATACCTTTACGGAACTTGTTGGACTCAGTTAAAGTGAAATTTGAAATTTTTTCATCCATAACCATTTGCATAACTACTTCTTGTGTATCTGCAACTCCGTAAATTTCCAATAAGTATTTTTCCATTACCTTCATTTCCTGTTCAGACAATCCGTAATTTTCCATTTCATCGTACCATAAGTCGATATTCTTTTTAAATTTAACGTAAGTGTCTACAGGCTGCTCATCCCCATCAGCCATAAGCCTCATTAAAGAGTTTGTTACTGCTGCCTCAAGTAAGTTTTCTGGTTTAACTTTTATAACTGATTGATGACCTACTTCTGTAGAGAATTGAAATAAATCCATAACATTTCCTTCTCCGATCATTTCCCACAACTTTTCGTCATCATAGGTCAGTACGTCAGGATGAAGATACTTATTGTAGGTATCTTTTAAATTGCCTTGCCATTCAATTTCTCCATCTTCGAGTAGATAATCTAATGTAACACGTATCTTGTCTAGGGCTTCAATTGTTAACAGGTCATATTTTACCCCACCTAATGCCTCCGAATCTCCCATATTGAACTGGGTGATGTTTGCTCCTTTTGGTGTTTTCATCATTGCGTTATATTTAGAGTAGTGTTCATTGTAAATAATAATTCCGGCTGCATGGCTAGACCGTTTGTTAATTGTATTCTCTATCTTTAAGGCGGTTTCTTTTAATTTTGGGTATTTCTCAATCTCATTAATTAATTCCTTAATTGGCTTCCTTTCTTTCTCTTCATCTCCAAAGAAACAATCTTTCAGCGACCAGTTCTGACCACGTTCAAACGGAATCATGCCACTTAGGTACAAACTTACATCACTGTCAATGCCCAAGCCTCGGCAAGCTGTTTGTAGCGCTGACTTTGAGCCTTCCGTTCCGAAAGTGGCAATCTGTAAAACTTGATATTCTCCAAATTTTCTTTTTAGCGCTCTTAGAATTTGCTCTCGTTTTGACCCTTCTGTATCAATATCGACCCTTTATACCGTTCCTTTCGGAATACTTTAACTCTTCATAGAGAAGACGGAGTAGACTATCTCTTCATCCCATTAGGATGGCTGGCACTTCCCATAAAGGAATTTCACCTCTACAGTACGTCTTTCGACTAGTCGTTACACCTTTTCTTGTTTGTGATAGTTAGCGATCTATCCATTCTTTTTTCCAGTAATACCCTTTATATTTCTCACCTGTGCGACATGCTTTATTTAGACCCGTATGACCTTTGATTTTCAAGAAATCCAATGCTGTTCCAACTGACACAAAGCTATGGATTGTTTCTCCTTGTTCGTCATAGGCTACTACCATTCGTCCATTGACAGCACCTTCTCCTTTTTTGCCAAACATTCCATTTCTCTCACCTGTAGTTTTTTCACTCATTTTGCTTTTGAATGCATCCGATGAGTAATCAAAATTATTTGTCTGTCTAGCTTGAGAAAGTCTTTGTCGAGTATTCTTAGAGTGTTTGGCTCCTTTTTTGATGTCATACATAGGGAAACCTTTATCAAAATAGTGATTATACCAATGTTCTTCTACTATAAATTTATGCCTTTCAAAACATTGGTCTATCACTTCCGAAGAAAAGTTTTCTATTCCTATCTCTCTCATATCTATGTATAAAAGTCTTTGGTCATCTTCGTCTCTCATTCTTTTTAGATGGTTACAAATTCTTTCTTGTAGTTCTAAAGTTGTCTGCCCTATGTAGATGCGACCATTTTTCAAATTGGTTAGTTTGTATATATTCGCTAAAGTTTCCATGTAACATCTCCTTTCAGATGTCACAAACAAGAACTTGGCACGGTGTTGTCATATTAATTACTTAACTTAGATTTTCACCGTTAGCAGCTAAGTAGCCACACCCTGCAATTACAGGTTCACCAGCTCATAATCTATAATGTTGCCACTATAGACGACTATTAATAATAATCGGGCAGCTCAGGTCTTTCTGCGGTCAAGTGTCGCCAATGGGGTAGATTGTACTCGATTGGGTTAACTTGTGTAATATCAATTAAATAATTGACTAAGTATCCTGCTGCACTTCCTCGTGCTACACCAGCTAAACTGTTTCCCCCACAATCATCATCCCAAATTAAATTGATGATTTCTCGTACTGTGATGTAATAGGAAGGCATCGACTGACTGAGAGTTTGGCTAATCTTGTGAAGCTCTCCTAGCTCGTCATTTAGTCTTTTTAAGACAATGTGAAAACCTTCTTTAGTTAATGAAGGTTTTCTAAGTTTCTCATCAAATCCATCTTCAATTAACTTTAATAAGTATCTATCTTGCTCATTGTCTGAATAAGCCATTTTTTTTATGTACCCGTACTGAGTATATGCTGGCTTAAATGTATGTCTTAACTCAAACTCAGGAAGCTCCATTTTTGGAATAATAGGATCGTGCTCAATTGTATAGTCTTCAATCACTTCTCCAATTAACTCGGTGTTGCGAATGGCATCTTCAATGATTTCTATGTCAATATAGTCAATCATATGTTTTTTGATTTCTTCTACACTTTGAACAAAGCAAGCTTGATAAAAATCATCAACCTCTCTCTCTCCTTCCTTGGAATTTAGAAAGGCTTTGTGTATTTCTCTGTCTTCTGGTCTGAGAAAATGCGCATCAGTTGTTACAATACGTTTTAATTCATATCCATTTGAGATATCAATTAATTTTTCATTGCAATAGACTTGTTCATCAGACAAAGCTGGTTGCAACTCAATAAAAAAATTATCTTTACCAAACACATCGATACACCAAGTGACAAAATTATGTATCTTCTGTTTGTACTCTTTAATAATTTCTTGATTATCCTCTATCTCAGCCTCTTTTATTTTCAGTAGATATATATTAATTTCACTACCTAAACAAGCTGAACTTGCAATTAAATGTCCTCTGTTCCCTTTTACTACCTCTTCCAAATCTTCCTTAACAGTTGGCACACGTTCCATCGCTCCTGTGTAAAAGGAGTTTTCCCATGCTTTACTAGAAAGTATTCTTAGCTGTTCGTGTCCTATTGCATCCTTAGCAAGAAGCAAGAAATGAGGAAATTTTGTTACACCTGATTTATAGTTATCTCTCACTTCCTCTAAGGAATCAACCAAATAAATTTCATTCCCTAAGATTAACTTGAAGTCTTCAGGCATGATATTCTTTTTCTTCATTTCTCTAACTGTTTTAATAGCTTGAACATGGGCTGACAAAACCTCGTGATCTGTAATTGCTATTCCCTTATAATCCATCTCCACAGCACATTTTAGCAAGTCTTTTACTTTGTTTGTGCTGTCTAGTAGTCTAATGTTTGATACATCAGTATGACAATGACAACCAATCATATAAACACTCCTTTCTTATTTATTAATTTTACTATATGGAATCAAATATGTAAACTAAAATATTAATTCCTCTTCTTTTATTTCTGTAATTTCATAATCCTCAATCTTGATCTGAGCAAACTTCTTACCTTTGTATTCATTTAAGTCACACTTGCCTATAACATCAATATTGAAGTCTTTGCCCTTGAAATGTTCCTCATACTCTTCATCTCGACAGTAGAATTTAACCACATCTACCCCATTAGCTTTAAATTTAAGAGTTCCTGTCTTACCTGCTTTCTTTCCCTTAAAGAAGCTGATATCCTTAGCTTTAACTTTTATATCTTTTATAGCCAATAATGGTTCCTCGACATTGCGACTCCACACATCTCTATGCTTATGTATTTCTAATACCAGTTCAGAAGTCAATTGTTTACAAGGAACAACAAAGTCTACTTCATATGTATTTAAATCCACTTCCACATCTTTCAGTAACTCATTAAATAAGTTGTTAGCCTCGATCAACTTATCACTATCAATACCCACCCCTAAAGCGTTCGAGTGACCTTCACAAAAGTTAAACAATTCTGTTTCGTTTAAAAACTCTTTGAAATCTTTAATATGTCCTTTGTCATACCCACGAGCTGAACCCTTACACTCTCCTTTTGCATCAGGTCTTATTAATAGTGTTGGTCTTTTGTATTTGTTTGAAACTTGATTAGCTACTAAACCGGTAAAATCCTTATCGATAATCCCTGCCACATTAACAATTAAAATTTTGTTATTAAGTAAATTTCTTTGTTCAATGCGCTCCTCTAGAATTTCTACTCCTTTTTTAACTGCTCTGCCTTGTCGAGCTTTTATATTCCCCATCATACGAGCAGTGTTAATTGCAATAGGTTCATATCTTTCAATGTCACGATACTTATAGAATATCTCTTCGTCTGATTCTAAAAAAGCTCTCATCATTTGTTCTTTTTCCTCTTGTGTGCCGGAACGTACTACTGCATTAATCAAGGGAACAATATAGAAGGTTAAGTTGATAATATTTACTTCTCCCCCCATAGAGTGATTCTGCTTTTCTAATAAGGCTTTATACAGGGGATTCTTAGCTTCTTTGATCCCCTGCAAAGCATTATATCTTGTTCCTAGTTCTTGCATATCAGCCATATCACCAATAATTCCAATAGCAGCTAAATCTGAATAATCTTCTGCATACTTAACGCCTAACTTATCATCTAGCGCTCTACAAAACTCAAGTATGATACCTGCTCCAGTCATAGCCTTACTGCCATATTCAGGTGACAGTTGATTATTTACTACTATTGCATATTCAGATTCCTTATCAGTCTCATGGTGATCTAATACAAGCACATCTATTCCTTTTTCCTTTAGTGCCTTATGTTCATCATACTGATTTGAGCCAGCGTCAGGAATGATTACTAAATCTGTATCTTCAGGAACTTTGTCAACAAATACACCGTGCTCCTTACCTTCTTGCAGCCTCCATGTAATATTTACATCAGGGAAAACTTTCTTTAGATAGTTAATTAGGATGGCACTAGAGCAATAGCCATCACAGTCAGGATCAACCTGAATGAAAACTTGAGACTTACGTTTTACATGCTCAATTAGACATTCAGCAGCTCCCTTAATATTTTTTAATTTACTCCAATGGTCTGTAACACTTGCATCTAAGTTTAAGAAGGATTCCATGTCTTCAATCCCTCTATTTTTCAATATTGTCTGAACAGGGTTAACAAAAAAATCGTTCTCTCCGATCAACTTATATCTCACACAATCGCCCCTTCATTTATAGTTTTCACTTCATACTTTGCTTTCATTAAATCTTCTAAAACTTTCTTCCCTCTATCACAAGGAGCTTCACGATAATCTATCCATCCAAAATCATCCCATAGTACATAAACTGTGCAATATGGTGAGAGCATGTTTGCAAATTTCATAATTTTTTTAGCGTAAATCTCAGCTTCTTTGCTGTCTGGATCGTGGTACATCTTATCCATGCACAGGAACACTTCTTCCACCTCTAAAGACAAGATGATTTGCACATGGAATCTTGACAATGTGCTGCCACATATTGCCGTTGAAAAGTTATCTTCTCCATAGAAGTCTTCACACATCAAAACGGACTTCTCACTTTCGAACAAAGCTATTTTTTTTAACCTTTTTATTGCATCTTTCGTCTTATGTAGTCCATATAGATTTAGCATGGTCTGATGATTATACTGTGTTTTACCCACCAATAAAGGCATATATTTTCTACCTGAATCCTCGTCTTCTTTTCTCATCGCCCTTCCACGTATACCTACAAGATTATTATTCATATCATAGTGAGGAATGACGATTCTATCATCTCTTAAGTAATAACTTATGTTAAATCTCTCCATTGTCTCATGACTAATGCCTTCATTTAGCCATGAGATATGTCCATAAGGAGAGAATAGTTGAAACACATTATGATTATGTATAACTTTTAACTCTTTATTTATTTCCTTCTTCTTTTTGTACCTATTGATAAATTCCCAGTCACTAATTAAGTGACTATTTACCTTATCCAATGCTGTATCAGCACTATAATACTTACCTGTCAAACTAGCTATGTATTTAACTGCATCTGGAAATGTTAATTCTATCCCTTGGTGTTTTTTAGCTCTAATTGTTAGCTCATATACATCTAAATTATCTCCACAGTCTGTGTAACAATGAAATTGCTTAGTGTCTTCATAGTAGTGTAATTTATGCTTACTCCCACTATGACAAACTGTTTGGAATATCATTTTGTCTGCTAATTTTAAATCACTACCTAAATCAGTGAGAATGAGCTTTATATCTTCTTCTGTTAAGCTTTCTTTAATTTTATCTTTATCTAATGCCATAAGGGATGCTCACCCCTTAAAATACAGGTTCTTCTGTTTTAATTTCAGTAGGCTGAATATCAATAAGCTCATAGTCATTTGTCGTTAAGAATAATTCTTGAATTCGCATTGTATCATAGTCAATGTGTAACCATAGCTTCACATTTTTATGTTTTGTCATACGGTTCTTATAGATGTGATAAACGATATTTGGAGCTGGATAGAATCCTTCTCGTAGAATAGGCTCTAACGCTTCCATATCAGCCTTTGTTGGCACTAGCGCAATCATTCCTTTCTGTATTTTATCTGCCATTGCTTTTGATCCACGAAGTAAGTTTTGGTCAGCATCTTTAGTGTCTTTCCACTCTCCGTTTAATTGAGAAGCAGTAGTAATATGTACATTAAATTTCTCTGCAATCTGAACCAACCGGAACATAAACATATATAGCACCATATCTTCACGTAGAGACATTCCTCGTGACATCTCAGCCATTTCCTGTAGAATTTGTACAGAAAGGTGAATGTAGTCAAAATAGATATATTGTGCCTTATTCTCGATAATATGTGTCTTAATAACTGTCTCGATTAATTGAGTGTTAAAGTTTGGTATGTATTCAATCCAAAAGTTTGTTCTATCTAAAATTTCAGTTGCTTTTTCAACACGTTTAAATTCATCTTCATCACATAAACCATCTTTGATCTTATCTTCTTTAACCCCACTAATATAAGCTAAGATTGTAGGTTGTAATAATTCAGCTTCCATTTCTGTACTTATGTATAATACATTTTCACATCTATTTCGTTTAATCCATTTCTCAGTTTTCAAGTCATAGAATTCATCAATAGCCATGTCTGTAGCTTCAGCTAATGCAATCCTTGTTTTACCTGTGTTTTGTGGAGCTGATCTAAGTAACACAGTCTTAGTTTTAGCGCCACGAAAGATTGTGTTTTGTAAGTTACCAATCAAAGAAATGCCGAAATCAGGTTCTTCTTGATATTTCTTAATTAAATCCTTTGCACCTTTACTAGCATGTTGAGTAATCTTGTTCTCGTCAGTAAGGAATACATTTCTAATCTTTAACTGCTTCTCTTCAAAATGATTAACAATGTCATCAATCTTCATCTTATCAAACTCTTCCATCATTTCTTCACTTTCTCTAGGAGAAACAATAGAATCATCATATATTTCTTTAATATCGAACCCTGCTTCACTATAAGCTCTTAATAAGCTAAACTTCTTAATTCGATTATAATTATATTCATAGTTCTTTAATTTGCTGTTTTCTTCAGCAGTCTGTAAATATTCAATTCCATCATTGTCTAAGAAAATCTTATATTGAATATCGTAGCTTGAAAGAAAACTGTCAATCATAACAAAATCAATATCTTCAATGCCTTGACTGTACAAATTGTTGATTGCTGCGAATAAAATTTTATAAAATGGTTCACTGTTTACTTTAAAATCCTCTACGTTAATTGGGTATTTTTCTTCTTCAAGTAAAGATGGCTTCTGTAGTAAACAACCAATCACTTGAAATGCTGCCCGTTTATCAAATACTGCCAAACTGTACACCTCACTTATAATGTGCTCATATCTATTTGTTCTATCTTCTTCTTCACTTTCATTTCTGGAGACTTAACAGTTACCACTTTTTGTTCAATCTCTTTCCCTGCTGCCTCTCTCACACTTTTTTCTACATTTTTCTTTAGCATGTAATGTTTTTTAGCTTTCTCATACACAAATGGAACAATCCCTATTCCATCTCCCTCACGAGGACGATTTTCGCTAGTCTCATAGAAGTATCTTAAAGCCAGCTCTATACCTTTAAGTTTGTATTTGAAGTCTGTTTCATATTCTTTTATTTGTTTAAGCATCATTCCTGTTGGAGCATCAATTCTGTATAATTCACATATGTATGCAATCAAGTCTTTACGATCATCAATTGACTTTTGCTTATCTTTTAAACAAGCTTCATGATAATACCTTTTCTGATGTGGAACTGCTGATTCCTTATCCATCATTTTTTCACAATGAGGACACTTAACCTTTTTCGCCATTTACACCATCCTTTACTTAAAACAAAAGGGAGCAAAGCAACTCTTCACTCCCTTCATTCAATTATTCAGCTAATAAATCTTTCAACTCATCTAAAATTACTGACATGACTTCGACTTGATTTTTAGTGCATTCAGTAATTCTCTTGCCTTTTCCTAGATTTCTTTCAGCCACGTCAGTTACATCTTCTAGTCGATCTTGATTAGTAAGTTTGCTTCCAAGCTCTTTGATTTGTGCCATTAAGTCTTCGTATGTAAGCTCCTCAGATTTATACACTTCTTTTTGTTGATCATATGTAACTGCTGTAATACCTTCTTCTTCTTCTTGACGTTTAATTGCCTCTATAACTGTTTTTTCAAGGTTTTCAGCCGTAAACTCTTCAATGTATGTATCAATATAATCAAAGCGACTACGAGCAAAGAATTCATCTGTTTCAGCTAACCATGCGCTTGATTTAACTACTTGGCGATCTTCATCGATACCGTTTGACTGTAGATACACTACGATATCACTGTTATCGATTACTGGTGACAGCACACGTTTCTCTCCTTTAGGTCGAACTTTTCCTTCTTTATCTGTCTCAGCATGAGCGATAAAGATAACTGTAAACCCAACTCCTAATAGCTTATTAAGTTCCTCAAAGATTTCTGTTTCATACTCTTTCCATAGACCGAACCCATCATTACCGTCTTTAATTCGCTCAACGTCATACTGAGAGCACACATAGCGAGAAGCATACTTAGCAAATGCATCAACTTCATCAACAATAATAGTTTGATAAACTTCTTTAGCTTTGTCAGGGTTTTTAGTTAACTGCTTGTTAACCTTTTTAAAATCTGACCAACTATTAATAGGCATAAAGGGAACACCTGCAATTGCATTTAATCCTCTTTCAAAAGGTAGGTACAATGGTTTTGCCATACGCGTGCTTTGTTTTGTTTTTCCTAAGTTGTTTGATCCGTAAATTGTAATTACTTTACCATCTAAGCCTTTTGCTACTACTGAGATTTGAGGTGCGAAGATATCTAAATTTGCCATATGTATAATTCCTCCAATAAATTTATAATTTTGTTTTTATTAGAGGGCAAGGATTAACTCACCCTCGTTATTCGTTTTATATGTATTTATTAATTTATTTAACTAAACAATTTCCAACTTTTGATGAAAATCGCTATATTGACTCATTAAGCTAAATTTACCTATGTACCTATTGTATTTACTGTTTTCACCAATTGACAATGTTGTGACTTTTAGATGATGGCTTGGCACAATGAAAGTTCGCTCTATCTTATCTTTTTCATCTAAAGCAAGAATCATATATAGATCACACGAACCATTGTTTTTGTTTATTCCAAAGGAATGACATCTACTCCCTCTAAGCATATATGCTCTTCCAGATTTAACGTCTACCTTAACAGTTCCATTTATCAGCAAGTCAAAAGGATGTTTTGTTGGCATCTTTTCTACTGAAAATCCTTTTTCTATCAAGATGTTCATTGCTTCTTCTTCAAAATCTTGCCCTGTTTTTGTTTCACTCTCTTTGATGCTTAAGCTTAAGGCTTTTGCCCATCCTCTATAGCCCTTACTTCGAACTATGTGATTATGTAAAGAATTATTTTTTGTGTAAGCTATTATCTCACTTCTACTTGGCATTCTATCTAGTCCTAGTTCTTTTTTGATAGTAAGTATGCCTTCTTTTATTTCTTTTTCAGACATTGAAACTCTTGCCCTTTTCAGGGGGAGGTTTAGTTTATCTGCCCATTTAACTAAGCCCCCGTTTTGACCTATTAGTGAATCCAACCATGTCATATTGTTGCTTCTCAGTTCAGCAGATGTTGGCATTCGATCAATTGTTAATATGCTCATTGCTTCTTTTACACCAGCCACAATCTTACTTTCTACAGTTACACTCTCTATAAATCATCACTCCTTATTCTAATTTTAATTATTTATGTATCAGAAAGGTAAGTCCGATTCGTCAATGTCGATTGATTCTGTTTTCTTAGGTTCTGTTTTAGCTGCTTTGCCAAATCCACCTTTTTTCGGAGCTTCTTTCTTACCATCTTTCTTTTTATTTTTTAGCTCCTCTAGTTTAACTTCACGCTCTGCTAAAGCCGCTTTAATAACTTCTTTAGTGTAAGCTTTCGGGCTTTCTTCATCGTATGGCTCACTGCCTCCTGTGATTACATACTCACGAACGCTGTTAGTTACAGTTTTAACTTTAGGCTTACCGAATGAAACTGCTTGAGTAATTTCTTTCTTCTCTACTCGATTAACAATGTCTGCGTATAAAGTAACTGTTTGACCAACTTCCCAGTTTTCATCAATATACTCCGCAATTTCCCCTTCTGGTGCAATAAACTCAAATGGTGCAACTGCTCCTCCAAAAAGGGCTACAACAAGTTTTAGCTTTAATCGACCAGTTTCTTCTCCATTTTTCATTTCTGCTGAGATAGATTGAATATATCCTTCAACAGTTAATTCAGCCTTTGGAGTAAACTCTTCTCCTGCTTTTAAGCGATTCACAAAGAATGTAGAAAACTGAGGATAAGATTTAACCTGACCATCACCACCAACATAGTCATTCATTTCAAGTGTACCGTTTCGAACTTCAACTTTATCAGCAGCTTCTTCTCCAACATCTTGAATTGATTTATACTCATTCATTACTGTTTCAAAGCCTTTGAAGCCTCCGCTTTCTGATCCATCTTTTTTAAGTTTAGAAGAGAATACGTGAATTGTTTGAATCTCATCAGTTGCCGTTTTAACATCAAATTGACCACGGATAAATTGACGTTTATCTTGAGAAGTGTAATACTCTAAGCGATTTTCTGCTAAAACTCCTGTGATTTCTACTGTGTTTTCACCTTGTCGAATAGTTGTTTGATTTGCCATTATAAAATTCCTCCAGTTATATGTATAATTTATATTTATTAATTTAACTATTAAGTATTTTCTTTAATTATATGTTTCTATAAAAGTTATATTTTACTTTAAGCTTTATTTAAGAGGCTGAAGTTTAATCTGATCCATAACCTTTTTGATATCGAATCCACTTTGCTGAACTGGAATATGTAGATTGAATGCTCCACCAGTTAAATGCTTAACCTCTTCACCTTTAACAATATTCTCAATTTTCTTCTTTAGTGTCTCAACTGTTGCCGGATGCTTTCCGACTTCTTTAATGAGAATTTCCACATCTGAGCCAGCAAACTCTCTATAAGATGCATTCTTAATGAAGTCTCGAACTTCCAAAATACTTTGGAAAGCTTCTTCTCGTTCATCGTCACGAGCAGGATCATCTTTGAGGCTACTTGTAATTTCATCTAGCGTCTTAGCGTTTTCTTCTAGTAATGCCTTGCGAATCTTCTCAACCTTCCCCTTAAACTGTTCTTCTAATAAATAATCTTCAAATGTTTTCAACCTTATTCCTCCTCGACATGGTAAATATTCTTGATATAGTTTATTTGCTCATTTACCTCGCTTATGTATTTATCAATAGCTGTCGTATCCTTACCCTCTTTGAGAAGTTTACCTTTATCGTTAATCATTTTTAACTTTAACTCCTCATATATAGCTTCCATTTTATGAAGCTTTAAATATGGATCATCTAGTTCTCTTACTTCTTCAAGTTCTTTTAATTCTTCTTCCACTAACTCAACTCCTTCATTACTCACCTTATCTCGTCTCAGCTACATTAACCTTATGTTTTATCAGTGTTCATCACCAGACACCACCTTTAACATTCATTAATTTAACTACTTAGTAAGCTCAATCTCAACTCGTCTTAGCTACTCTCTTAGTTTAACTCAACTCTTCTAATCTGTCAACTCTTTTCATTTATTAATTTTATTCTTTAATTCATTTCTCAACCGATCACGTTCCTTGTCGGCTATATTTACATATTACACTAGCTTTCTATGTAAGTCAACATTTATTTTAATTATTTATTAATTTTATTCAACGGATTTTTCATACCTTGAAAGAATGTAAATACACGGTGTTTAAGCGTATCAGATGCACCATTTACGTCTTCTCTTACTGTATGTACATCCTCAACTCCATCGTTGCGATGTTCCTTCTCAATGCCTAATAAATCACTTAATTGTGCGTATAATTCCTGATCTACTTCCCAATAGCTCATATACTTTTCTAGTGCGCTCATTTTCTCTTTCTTTCCATTCTTAATATATGTAACCACATCTCTATCCTTATTCTTACCTTTCTTCCCTACAACAATAAACATATTCCCATACTGGTATGCAGTGTTACCTTTCTCAATGTGTTCCTCTTTAGCCTCTACCTTCTTAGCACAAATAATATTACGTGTAAGCTTGCGTTGTGCCATATCTTTAGTAATATCAGTGTTATTGCGCACATTTTTACGATAGTCTTCAAATGCTCTGCCGGACATTTCTACAAGCTGTAAACGTACTCTGTGTGTGCTATAATGCTGTTCACCAGTAAAACTTGGAGATAAATAGTGTACATCAAAGTTAAATGTAGCTGTTAATTCTCCTGTTTTTAAATCCTTTAGCTTAACATATGAATCATGTACTACTTCAACTGAATGTGTAAAAGGCATACTTTCCGTTTCAATATAGCCTACACTTCCATCTTTAAATGCTACTTGCTGCCCTAACCCTAAAATTTCTGTAATGTCTTTCTTAATTGTCATTTTAATCTTCTCCCTTTTATGTATTAATTTGATTAATTGATATGATCCATATTGTAAGTATTGCAAATAGCAACCATAGTATTGCAAAACCTTTTTCCTTCTTGTTTATAAAATAAATAACGATTGTTGCTTGAAGCCCTAGTAAAAACGCTGTAAGCATGTTAATGAAATCATTTGTGTTCATTCTTTTCCCTCCAATACACCTTGAAAGATTCAAAGTCACAGCAATCGAATAAGCTAATATCTGCTTTATAGAGGCTTTTATAGAATGCGTTGAATCTTAAAGTTTCCCACACGTATATTATGTAATCAATTCTTATCTTCATCTCCATCAACACTCTTCTAATCCGGCTTCAAAACCTTCTTTGTATACGCTTCGTAAATTTATTTCGTCAAAGATTTTTAATAGTTTATAAACTTCTTCCTTGCTTAATCCTCCATCTTGATCCTCACGATTATACAGTAAATGCCCAAATTTCTTTAGAATCTCAAACTTACTATTAGATAAATTTTGAACATCGTAAATCATTTACACTCCTCCATTTCTCCATATTAATCTTCTTCTCTATTCAAATACTATTGATTTCACATTCGGTATATTCATCCACATTATTTTTATTGCATTTTGTTTATATAAATCTGCTTCTTTAAGTACATTTTCATCCTTGTTGTATCTAGCCTCTAATTCTTTTTCTTTATGTATTATGTATATCTTTTTCTCATCCTCATTCATTTCTCTACGTAAGTTACCATGAATTTTTTCAGATGACACGCCTTTATGTTGTATAGTTACGTCTATTTTTGTTTTAGGGTAAGTAGCATAAACTATCCCATGTTCTTGATCTATGTATTTTATCTTCACATCTTTAAGTTTAAAAGGTGAGCTATATGTTCCGTTAACTATAAACCTAGTCTGTCTTTCGCCTAACCAATTATCATTCTTATCTTTTGAAATGTCCTTAAATGGTTGTGTATAAGGTAATACTTTTGGTGCTGAATCTATTGCTCCATATAGTGTTTTTTCATTAATCATTTGAGACTCATACTTACCAATTTTATATTTCTGTACAATTTTACTCTGCTCATTATTACTGTGTTTAGTTGCTATATTCCATGTTCCTCCAGCGAGGATCATTGCTGCTAAGATTCCTATTGCGATTTTAATGAGAAGCTTCTTCCACTTCCATCTCATCGCCCATTTCCTCCTTATGTTAATTCCATATTGATTATCTTTCCATCTACTGTTACTGCGCTGAATGACTTAATTTCTTCTTTCTCAAGTAGACATTCAATCAAATGGTTTAAATTTTCAGCCACATAAAATAAATTGATGTCGATGAATCCAGATAATTTATTACCGTCTTCACTTTCAACTACACCTTGGAATCCATACTTGTTGGCTCCAAAGCTCCATATTTCTTTAATTATGTAGTTTCTATTGCCGAACAAACTTCCATGTTTAATCATGAACTTTTCTTTCGCTATTAACTTATCTCCTACTTTAAGCATTATCCATCTCCTATTTAAGCTTTTACATAATCAAAATATTTTAAGTTAAAGTCACATTGTAGAACTTCGCCGGACTTATTTTCTAATATCACTTCAAAACCATGCTCTCTTTGTAGGTATCCTCGTAACTCCGTAATTGTAAACTCTCTGTCTGATCCTGTAATATTATTTTCCAATGCAACTTCTGATTTCATGATTAGTTTGTCCCCTACTTTAACCATTTCTCATCCTCCTATTATTCAATAGTATATCTTTTAACTGTATCCACTCTTTCTGAGATTTCGTATGTATCAAATCCTAATTCCTTCACCTTTGCATTAATAATATCAAGACTTGGTACAGTATTTTCTTTAATATACCTACCTATTAGTTTTGGTTCTTCCGTTCCATCTGCAACCTTTTCAGCTCTATAAGCATAAATCATGACGTTAAAGTATTTATCTTCATCATATTGATTCATTTAATCACCTCCTTAATAGTTATACTCTTTCACTTCATTATTTTTCGTGTTCATTATGTAATATGGTGCGGAAACAGTCGGACAGTGGGCACTAGCAGCTTGTAAAGCTTTATGTATCCTTTCTTCTGGTGACAAAACACTTCCTTCAGTTGAGTATAGTGAACCTAAAGCAAATGGCTCACCACTTCCACATGATGCATAATTCTCTATGTCTTCTGCTACTTGATAATCAGAGAAAATTGTATATAGTTTATTGTTATAAGCTAATAAGAAATCTCCTGCTGATAATTCTCCACTTGTGTTTTTACTAAACCCACCTTCTTCGAATAGTTTTTGAATACTGGGAATGAAATGAGTTACTAGATATTCGTGATCTACAAACACTGTATCATCAATAAGATTGTCAGCATACATTAACAACTGTCCCATTCTGAATGAAGTAGTGAACCCTGCAAGTGCTCCTTTTGTAGATTTTAACTTAAACACCTTTTTATCTTTCCTAATAGCTCTTGTATAACCGTTAGAAGCCATTGAATCGGCTCCCATATATACAATACCGTCATGCATTAATCCTACTATACAAGTCATTAACTATGTCTCCTTTATTAATTTTATTATGTAAAAGGGTAGATTTATAGCGAAATTAAAGGATTGTATTTTTGAAAATATTCCACTGTATATTCGTCAACTACACCTTCGTCATTCTCCATCTTTAGATATCCTAATACATTAACATCTTGTATCTCATACTCATTTCCAGCTTTAAATCCAAACTCTTCTGCGCTTCTACTTGCGAATACCTTATCTCCTTTTCCAACAAAGACTTGATCAGAAATTCTTGGGTTGTCAAATTGATTTAGTAATATTTTCATTTATTCATCTCCTTTTCTATGTGAAAAGTCTATTTTACTGGTTTACAATTTCTAAAAAAAGAAACAACTTCAGACAAATGATCTGATTTTTCTTTACTGTTTGGGTCTTTAAATCCAACACTGAAATTCAACTTCCAATTTTCCAATAAACTTTCACCGACATGAGCCATCCGCAACCACTTATTGAATACAATACTAAAACATACATTTTCATCATTAAATTGATCGATTAATTTATATATGTCTTTATCCTCAACGCTTTTGTCAAAAACAACATAAGGTTTACTATATCTTTCAGTGTGACCGTAACAACAGAATTGAGTTTTTAGTCCTAAATCAAAGTTTAATACATCTAATAGTTCAATCATTTCTACATCAATATCATCATATGGAATTCCCTTTTCAATAAACTTATCTCTTAAGTTATTCATCATGTACCCTCCTCGTTTCTGCTTCAAATATTGATTTTCTACAGAATTAAAACTTGCCGTTCCATTCTTCAAATTTAGAAATACCTTTGTTTTTCAGCTCTTTATCCAATCTTTCCCCTTCTTCTAATTTCTCATATTTCTTTATTTGTTGTTTTGCCATTGCCACATAGTCATGCTTCCATGCAGATCAATGTAATTACTATTTCCGTATAGATGCTTAAACTTATCCTTTTTAAACAGCTTCGTCTTACCTACGTATGTATAAATAGCTACCCTCGTGATGCCAAATTCATCGTCATAAACATCTACTCTATATTCAATACCTTTTTCACTGATCACCGGATACTTCGATAAATGCATCATTCAGCCTCTCTTTCACTTAATTTTAGTAAATGGGTATGTTTCATTAACCAAAGCATTTCTTAATCGATCCATAACTGCTAACACATCTTCTTTTTTATTTAGGATGTGTTTTACCTCACTGCCTTTAACTTGAAAATTTAATCCGTCTCGACTATCCTCGGTAATGCTAAATAAGATTTCATGTTGACTCATTGTTTTATCCCCTTTATCAATTTATTCTAATTAACCGCTTTATCAATCATTCAGTCCGCCAAAACTGAATGTAAATCTTACAAAGAAGAACGCTTTAAAATTCTTAAACGAGTATACCAACTCAAAGTAACAATTAGTTAGTTGTTGTGCCACCAACATTTAACCATATGTATTTATTTTTAATATGTAATGTAGCTCAAAGCTTTATTATATTTTGCTCTATCAAACTTAAAATTCATTTTATCATACTGTCTAGGTCTTGGGTTATCAGGTTCATCACTTTGACATCCTTCTCGATTTAGCTGTTGCTGGAATTTATCTTCAGGACACCATTTCAATCCTCCCCAGCCAACCCATTTACTATATGACGATTCTACATTTAATACTTCTTTAGGTTTAAATGACCACATGTATTCATCAAGTTGCATATGCCAAGGTTTATATGAGTCTCCGAACAACATTACACAATCTTCTGCAAAAGTTACACGTACAATCATTTTTCATTCTCCTTTTTATAAATTATCAAATCTGTATTTTGATGTTGAGTCGAATAATATAAACCGCAACATCTATGATCATCCAATTCTCCCCCATTCCAATATAAATGAAAGGGCTTTTCACAAATAATGCATTTGGAATCTCCATTTTCAAAATCTTTCACTCTTCCGATTTCTCTGTATTTTTCTCCGTAAATACTGACTGCTTCTTTTGAAATATAAAAGTATTCTTTAAGTAGTCTAATTAATAAATCCTCTCCCTCTTCTCCTGTTAGTTTTTTATAGCTTTTAATTTGATTAGAAAGCTCATCTTCCAGCATTAACTCGATGTGCCAATTTTTCACCTTAATTCCTCCTCAATATTCATCATCACATAGAATCCAACCTAGTAAGTTCTTCAATTCATCTACTCTAATTGTTTTACCTTCTTGCTCATACTGTTCAATCTTATCTGTGATTTTATTTTCAATTTCTAAGACTGTGATATTTTCCACTAGTGACCCTCCTATGAACCCCATCAAATCAAAGTTTTCAAACCTCTAAATCACCTTAAAATGCCTGTTTTAATGACTCTTATATACCTCTAAACTTACCAATCAACTCATTAAAATTAATTTCATTTTGAGTTAATACTTTACTATCTTTATATTTCGCATATTCCTCTTTAGGTACTTCTCTTATCACAAAACATTTCTTAGCAAGGATGTGACCGTCTTCTGCCTCTATAAAATCGTCTTTGTTAAGTTTGACTTCAATTAAAGCAGCTCCGGTTCTATCTCCATACTCAGCATTTCGAATTTCTTTCTTTTCACTGAAATGCAACTTTCCAGCATGATTGCCTGACCAGCGATCTTTAGGTTCTGCTGCCACCACTATTTTACCAACTATGTATTCAAATGAGCTTTCGTAAAAACTCTTATATTTTCCGTCTTTATTTCTTACGTACTTGTAGAACCTTGCTGCTTCAAAGTATGTATTTGGATCAATATCTATTTTATTTTCTGGAACATTCGTTACAGTTTTCAACAACCCTCGATAATCAATAATTACATGCGTGTCATTGATGTTCATATATTTCTTAGGCTTCGTTGAAATGTTTTCTGCTAACTCATCTAAGCTATTGAATTCTACTGGAGCAGGCTTGATAAAGTATTCTTCACTCAATGAAATATCTGCAATTTTATCTACAGCTTCTTGTAAGTCAAACTCTTCATCTTCCACATCTTCAAATAGTTTGTCGTAGTTAATTCCATACATTCCTCCAAGATGATCTTTCAGCTCTTCGTATGTATTTATGTTGAGGTTCATACAAGTTAATGCAATTCGGATGAACTCAGGCTTAGAAATTCTAAATCCTTTATCTTCATATTTTTTAACTCGTAATAAGGACACAATTGGATATGCTGTTGCACTATTGAACTTTAAAATTCGTTGTGAGTTGTGTTTTAAGAAATCCTCATGTAAAACAAATTCCTCTTTTTCAAAATCAAAGCATCCCATACATGATGTAAAATCAAACTGTTCAAAGATATCTTCTGCACTCTTAAAGTAATTAAAATGGATTAATTGAATGTTAATACTCTCTATCTTTTTACCATACATTAGCTGTGTAGCTTTTTTAGTATGAGATACTACATAGCCACTGTCATCCCAAATATCTGCTAAAAATCCAATAGCGTCTTCTTCACATCTGAAGTATATATCAATATCATTAATTTCTTTATTAGTAAATAAACTTGTTATTGTTCCTCCTGCGATAAATGCTTTGTAGGCTTTCATTGTATCAACTAAATCTTTTCCCAAATAAGCATACAATTTATTCTTTTCAAATATAAAACTCACTTTACCCTCTCCCTCGCACTTTATTAATTTGCTTATCTTCTAACCACTTACTACTCTTATCTAAGCTATATCTTCCACCCTCAATAACTAACACTCTACCACACCCACATTCATTAATTCCTTCTTTTAATCCTAAAGCTAACTCTTTCCTCTTCTCTAATCCAAACTTATACTTTACCCTTGCACATCTACCACATGTAATCTTATGCATTCCTTACCTCACTTACCTAAGTCTTTAACTAATTCTTTAATTATCTCAATACCTACTCCATCCATCATTAGCTGACCTTTAATGATATTAATCACATCTTTCTCAGGAAAACCACTGTGATGAACCATTTCAAAATAAGCTTCCTTTACCCTATTAGATAGCTCATCTTTTGAGACACTCACTGTATCACCTCATTTATTTGCTTTATTTTTATTCAAATGATCCATGATTTCACCTGACACATCATAAAGCTTATTGATAATTTTCTCATCTTTCACATATCCTGTTAATGCTAATACATATCTATTTACGTTAATAAGTGTTTGTTCTGGACTTGTCATGTTAAATCATCCTCTTTCTATACTGTTAATGCCCACAAAGTAAAGACATTCTGTTTTCCCACTACTTTGCTGTACTTTTCAAAGTTCTCATGATTCAAGTTGAACTTTGTCTCATTTAAATACTTATAAAACCTCTCTTTATTGTCACCTAATCGAGTCATAATCATTTTCAAACAAATTTCTACGCTGCTAACTTCTTGATGTAGATATTTATAATTAATAATCGCTTGAAGATTCTGATATGCTTTTTTAATTAAGGCATCTATTTCTTTTAGATTAAAGCCAAGTACATCTGCTTTTAACGCTACTTTTGGATAGTGCTCATAAATTTCAGCGTAGTTCTGTAATTTCATTTTATCTTCATGAGACATCTCTTCTCCACAGCACTCTCTATATTCCTTGAATACTTTTAGTTCTTCCATTAACTCACCTCCAAAATTCTACGAAACCTATATTTTATTTAATCAGATACATGAACTTCTTACTTTTAATTAAAAATCCTTCTCCGGTATCTTTAATAATGTTACAGCTCAGATGAAAATCATCATATTTCAAATCAGCAACCATTGAATTAAGAGGTATTGTGCGCCCATGTAAGTTTCCTAGAGCATCTTTTCTTTCAACTGAGACTTCACTTTTAAACTCATCAATCACATCTTCCCAATCTTCAAACTCTATAACTCTTGACTGATGATCTCTTAAGATTCCTCCATCATCCATACTTATATTCGTCTCAATAACTTTAATCATTGTTCATTCTCCTCTTCCCATTTATCAAGTGCATCTTCGACTTTCTTTAAAGCTTCAGATGCATTTTCCCACAGCTTTCTCATCTCATCGTCTTCAATTGTATCTGCATTTACGTAATCCGATACCGCATATCCTAGTCCTTCATTTTGAACAATATCATATAAATCTTCAATTGTTTTCTTCTTTTTCATTCTATACGCTCCTTTTAATCTAATTCGTCCATTCCTTTATTAGCCAACTGATCAGCAATTTCATTTAATTCAATGCCCACATGAGCCTTAGTTTTAATAAAATTAATTTCTTGTTGTTTACTTGCCAAATCATTCAATGTCATCCATAAGTCTTTGTTTTCAACAGGTTTCTTACTTGCTGTGCGCCATCCTTTTTTAATCCAATTGTGAATCCATTGATTCATACCGTTTACTACATAAGCACTATCAGCATGAACTTCAATTGGAACATTAGTTGTTTTTATAATTTCCAGAGCTTTGATAGCTGCTGTTAGTTCCATTTTGTTATTTGTTGTGTTTCTTTCCCCACCGTAAATCTCTTTAGTTTTACCTTTGTATTGAAAGACAGCACCATAGCCTCCAATATTGTTATCATTTTGATTATTTCGACATCCTCCGTCTGTGTAGATGATTATTTTTTCCAAATTTCCCTCTCCTTCAACTCTCTGTAAAAGAGCAAATTTATTTAATTCTTTTATCGTATGCATGATACAATTCGCTTAAATATTCATCGTGTTTAACTAAAAATTCAGCTACATTTTCATGATTTTTAGTCCAACCGGCTTTCATTTCTTCACCTATCTTATTAAGTAAACCGTCATATGTATATTGCTTCTTTTGATTTAAAGGAGTGTTACTCCATTCACCATATAAGTATTTTAATTTATCTACATTCTTTACAGCTACATACTTCAAATCATCTAATGCTTGGAATAGAACCTGTTTCTTATGTCTTTCTTTTCTTGTTAATCCTGCCATGACAGAAGGTTCTAATGATAAATAGTTGTAAATGTGCTGCTTCTTTTTAAATTCATATTCTTTAGCTTCCAGTGATCTTGTTTTAAACTGGACTAAATTTTCATCCTGTAGACTCAAACGACTCTTTTTCATTGGAATTTTTAAGCCGTTTGTACTAACTGCTAGTGCTACATTTCCGTTCGTAATGACGAATGCATATTTTTCAGTAGAAGAAAAGTATCCGGTTTTCACTTTAGCCTTATCTTCGATATCCTTTAACAATTCTTCTGGAATGTGTTCTAATGTGTTTTCAATGTGATTGAAAAGTTCATTTGTCACCTTTACAACTGGTAAGACTGTGTACAGTATCAATTTCTCATCTTCCATCCACTCAACAAAGTGAGGAACGTTATATCCATTCTTTTCATTTACAGTCCAGTTAACTTCTACTTGATTAAGATAGCTTTGATTACTCATCCTTTCTCATCTCCCTCATTATCATTTTTAGTGCATCTACTTGCTACAAAGGCTTCGTCACTAAGTAACAAGTAGATAGGAAGTTTGTTAGCTTCAAGTTCATTCTATGTAGTTATTATATTTATTAATTTAATTATTTAGAACCTTTTTCTTCTAGCTCTTCAAAATAAATAGCTAGTTCTGCCATTGGGAATGTATACATATTATTCACCTCCTTCAAGTTCGCTGATCTCAGCTTGTGTCAAATGAATCGCTGCAATCGTACTGTCTTTCGAGAAGTCTAGATGTTTAATTGAATCCCTAAGCTGTCCTTCTTCAATTAATCGTAATGCTTTATCTAGTTCTGCTTTTGCTCTATGTATTCTCTCTGTTGCTAAAATTTGATCCATATTCTTATCACCATCTTGCTTTTGTTTATTTCGTATTTCTTATTATCATAATAGCATCCTATTTTATAAGAGTCAACACATTTATTAATTTATTTTTATAAAATTTTCAAAAAGTTAAAATATGTACTAGCAAAGAGCTTTAACTCCTTGCCGTAGCAGCTTGTTATTATTAATTACCACCTTACACGCCCATGTTTTTCTTTTACTTTATCCGCATCTCTGAGTAACTTGTGATAATTCTCTATTATTTTCAACGCCTTTCTAGCACTCTTATCTTCCCCATTGGATATCTCCATCTTAACTAAAGCATACTCAACTATCTCTTGCTCTAATTGTTCGGCATAAAGCCCATATATCCTCATCCAATTCACCTTTTTCCATAATTTTTATAACACTCCAACATTATACAATATTAATAGGTAAAAAGATACATAATTTAAGTTTAAAAAAACCACTACTTTTGAAGTGGTTTTTGTTGCATTAGTGTTAAGAAGAAACATAGTTGTAGAAATTTCTAGTCGATAATGTTATCATTGAATTAAGCCAAATGTGCAATATTCGGCTTAAAAAGTATCACTACATAGCTAGAAAAGAACTAGTTTGGGTTTAACATGCGGATGGGGGAGTTCACTGTTGGGGCAGTGATCTTACTCCTCATCTTCTTCTGCGTCTTCCACTTCATCCCACTCTACCCCGAAGTCTGTCACTTTGATTGTATGTACCTTGCCCTCGTCATCTACTACATTGAAACTCTCAATTCTTGAAGTGTATGAATTCAAAATATTGTATACAGCTTCAAATGCAGAGCGTTCATTTTTTACTTCTACAACTTTTTCTACTGATAGTGTTACTGTGCCTGTCGCAAGTTTTTTCAAATTAATTACCCCTCATTATTTTTAAATTTAATCCTACCTATGTTGTTCGTATTAGAGAACCACTTTACGAACAAGTGTTCTTTTTCTGTATTTCCATTATACCCTTAAATTGAGATAAAAGCCAACGATATTGTGAAAATCTTAAAAATTCTTTCCTTTGCTGGGCATATTTGCTAAAATAGGAATGCGTCTTTTAGCAATTCAAGTGGAAGGAAGCACCTAGATGAAGGAAATTTATTATGGTAGATGTCTCATCCAAGAGCATTTAGACAAAACAAGCATGACTCAAAGGCGCTTATCTGATCTTTCGGGAGTCAGTCATAAAGCTATTAGTGACTACATAAACGGCAGAAAAGGCATCCAACTTATCACCGCAGTCAAATTAGCTAAAGTATTAAAATGTCATGCTGACGAATTGTTTGAATGGATTGAGCGCTAATATGCCGCACATAGGGAGTTTAAGCCTATGTGTAATTTCCAGTCCCACTTAAAGTGGATTTTTAGGTACAATCTTCCTATTGATAATTCTAATTGTACCCCATAATATACGACATGTCATTGTCTATTTTTGTCGAATATTATCATAGTTGTGAAAAGAATATGTATTTTGTATATAGGCTTCTTTACACAAATATAACAATATCGCTATTTTTAGAAACTCTTATATAGATTATGTTTTTTATTAATTTAAGTATTATGTATACATTAACCTGTATTTGCATTACAGATCAATGTTTGTATTGTATCTATTTTAGTGTATATTTTTGTATATGTTAAGTGTATATTATGCTATAAATTAAAATTCTTCTGGATAATATTTCATGATATTGTCAACAGTTATAAACTTCTTCAAAAGAGTAAATGCATAGACCATGCTATTTCCCATTTTCACTTTTTGTATTCCGTATCGCTGTGCTATTTCTTCGAATTGCGCTGTTGTTAATTCTCCATCACGCTTATATAAATCCTTAGCCATTTTCAACATTCCACTATTACGAACATTCTTAGCATTGAAATTATCTAAATTAAAAACACTCATTATTGAAGCGAATCGTCTTGTAACTAGAGCTTGCTTAGATGGCTCACTAGAATGTTTGCTGCCTATGCTGCCAGCGAATACATTTCTAAATACGTAATCAGACTCAATTAATTCTGATTCAGCTCTAACTCCTTTGCCAGTACCATTTTTGCCTCTATATTCCGTCTCTATTGAAGCTGATCTCAGCAATCTTATTAGTTCGTCACTAACTTTAAGTGTTCGTATCTCCTCTGTTTTATCATTATGAAGGGTTAATTCATTATTGTCGTAATCAATATCCTGTTTTCTCAAATTTAGAAGCTCGCTGTATCCTAAATCAGTTCCAGAAATCCCTTCATAAAAACCTAATACCATAGCAGCATCTTGAGCATTAACTAAGTCATGAACAATTTCTTCTACTTCTTTATGACTCCACAGTGTTTTAGTAGAAGTATTAATAAACTCATCCAACATATCATTAGTAATATTATTAGTTACCTTCAATTGACTGTTTACTTTCCCTTTTCCAGTTGCAAAGTCTAAGTAGTAATCTATAACACGGTAAGCCAATTCCACACTGTTCTTAGTTGAATAAGCAGCTCCCTTTAACACTTGGATAACTTCTTGTGTTGTGAAATTATATAAATCCTTCTCTAGTCTCTCTTCCATCGGAAAACTCTTATCAAACACGAAAGCGTAAGAGTATTGTGTGCTTTCAGGGTATTGCTCCAAGAACTGTTTTTTAAGGTCATCTTCATTATACAAACGTACATGTGGTGATATCTTCATTATTATTTAGCTCCTTCTTTTTCTCTATAGGGTGTTAAGTCTAATTTATCAAAAAACGATATCAAATTATCTTTAGCTTTTATATTAATGTCTTTTTTATCTAAAACTTTTAGTTTCTGCCATTGTTTATTGTCTCTTGAGAAATCAATGTTCGAGATTATGTTGTTTATTTCATCTATTGAAATGTCTTCTTGTTGCATTCTTTTTGCTAAAGTAACATATCCTGCGAAGATAGAAGGAATATTTATGATGCTTTCTTTTTTTATATCTAAGATGTTACCTAAAAATTCATCAGGGAATGAATAGAAAAGTTCCTTGAAAAATTTAAGTAGGTATCTAGCTGTTTGAATAGCATCTTTTTTATTCTTCATTTCAAACTCTTTATCAATTGCATCAGACAAAATATTGAATGTAGTTAAAGCTTCTTGACGAGGAGCAATTGATCCATGTGTAATCTTTTCCTTAAAATCATTAAACTCTCCCATGATGAATTTAACTACAAAGTCACTATAGTTAGATTCCCCTAATTCCCTTACTCGTGCTTTAGAAACTGGATTATAGGTATTTAACTGTGCAAAGTATTT